GTTTGCGCAGGCGTTCCGTTCGCGTATGGGCACCCTCGGCTTCGACACCGACGCGACCCAAGTGTTCTACACCAAGTCCATCAGCATGGCGCACCAACTGGGCAACCTTGAGTACGGTGCCAAGATGTACAAGTTGCGCGACGAGATGGAGGAACACGTCAACACGAAGGCCAAGACCGAAGAAGCACGGATGCTGTTCGACACGCTCGACCGGCACATCCAGACGATGGTGGCCCCGGACATTGCACCGTGGTCGAAGGTCGCCACGTCCACCGCATTCGGTTTCACGCTGGGCTTCAACATCTCCTCGGCGCTGGTCAACACGACGCAGTTGCCCATGGTGGTGATGCCTTACCTCGGCGGCAAGTACGGATTCACCGACGCCAACAAAGCGATTGGCTTCGCAACCCGTGCGTTCTTTGGCAGTGGCCTCAAACGCAAGGCCGAGATGACCGGCTCCAAGGAGACCGTGGAACTCAAGGCCGGGTACTCGCTCGACAACTACGACTTCGACGCCAAAGACCTGCCGCAGGACATCAAAGACCTGCGCGAACTGGCCGAGGTCTCCAGCAAGTACGGCCTCCTCAGCCGCTCGGTGGCTGGCGACATCTTGGAGATGAACAAGGACGACTCGGTGCTGACCCGCATCAACAACTGGTCGGGCTTCATCTTCCACCACGGCGAACGCATGAACCGTCAGGTGTCCCTGATCTCGGCGTACAAGTTGGAACTCGACCGGATGCGCAAGGGCGGCAAGGAGTTGACCACTGAGGATCGCCAAGCCGCCGCGAACGAAGCCATCCGTGTCACGGAACTGCTCAACGGCGGTGCCTCGGCCAACAGTGCACCCCTGCTGGCGAAGAACTCGCTCGGCAAGATCGTGTTCATGTACAAGCGGTACGGCGTGTCGATGTACTACATGCTGTTCAAGACCACACGCGATGCGATGTCAGCAGAAGACCCGCAAGTTCGCGCAGCCGCCAAGCGTCAAATCGCTGGCGTGTACGCAACTTCTGCGCTGTTGGCAGGGGTGCAGGGCATCCCGATGTTCGGTATCGCCGCCGCCATGTACAACCTGTTCGGCAAGGACGACGACGAGGATGACTTTGAGACCGCCGCCCGGAAGTACATGGGCGAGGGTGTGTTCAACGGCGCACTCAACTACCTGACCGGCACCGCAGTGGCCAACCGTATCGGCCTGACCGACCTGCTCCTGCACAGCACCGGCTACCGCGACCAAGACAACGCCGTGCTCAGTTTCCTGCAACTGGCCGGTGGCCCCGTCTACGGTGTGGCAGATCGTCTGGTGCGTGGTGGCAAGATGGTCATGGACGGCGAAGTTCAGCGTGGTTTGGAGCAGGTGATGCCTGCGGCGTTCGGCAACGTGATGAAGGGCTACCGCTTCGCAACCGAGGGTGCCAACACCCTGCGTGGCGACCCCATCGTCGGGGACATCGGCGTCACGCACTCACTGGCTCAAGCGTTTGGCTTCGCCCCTGCCGAGTACACCCGCCAACTGGAGATCAACGCTTCGCTCAAGAACATCGAGCGTCGCGTGCTTGAAGATCGCACCAAGTTGCTCCGCAAGTACTACATCGCCATGCGCTCAGGTGACGGGGACGATGCACGTGACTACCTCTCGGACTTGTTGGAGATGGGCCGCAAGCACCCCGGACTGGTGACCCCGGAGACTATCCAGCGGTCGATGAAACAGCACATGCGTACCAGCGCGACCATGTATCACGGCATCACCCTGAACAAGTTGATGCGTGCTGAACTGCTCCGCAACGCCGCAGAGTTCGACGAGGGCCTTGATCTCGGCGACGACGAGGAATGAAAAAACCCCCCGGCTTGTGACCGGGGGGTGCAACTTCCTTGAAGGAGAAACGAGATGACAGGCAACCTGTCCTAGAAATCGTATCACAGCACCCGCCAAAAGCGAACCCCCCAGCGGCTACCCTCGATTCCGATCCGAGAATCCCACACCCAGTCGTTGATCTGGGCGATCTGGTTGAACTGGCGCACGCACTCCAGCGTGTTGATGCACGGGACGAACACCGACGCCCCGGGTACGAACTTATCCCACGACACCCGGACAGTCACACCGTCCGGGGCGAGGTCGTCAAGCCGAATCCTGTTTTTGAAACAGCGCGGCGGTTGTAGCCATAGCCTGCTCAGTCTCATCATCCATGAACTCGGTGCAGTCAACAACAATCACGTCAGCCGGTGGCAGATTCATCTGAGTGCCCTTGGACAGCCGCATCTTGGTCTTGGTGGCCTTGGTGCGCCCGGTCTTGAGCCCTTCGACGAACCCGGAGTAGTTGATCTGTTGCTTACCGCACCACTCTTTGAGGGGCTTGGGCAACAGGTACAACTTCTTCACGTCGTACTCGTACCGCGCCACGAACGAGTTGCCTCGCGGGATGGCCTCGGGCACGATCAGATGGTCGATGCCGGTGGAGGCTTTGCGTGCGTCGTCTGTTGACTTGATACGGAGCAGGCTACCGTAGTGCTCGGCCAAGTAGTCGGTCAGGATGCCTTCCACGTCAGCGTTCATCTCACGCACCATGGTGTGCGCCGTCTGCATCACCTTGACCGCCCATGCCACGATGGGGCCGATCTGCCAGTCGATCAGGCCAGCCTTCTTCGCCACCAACAAGCCGGTGATGGTGCGGGACACCATCGCAGACCAGAAGCGGTTCTCGGCAGTCAGACTGGCCGCAAGGTCAATCCTCTGCTGAGTTGTATTGGCGAGTTCCTTGACCGACTCCAGATTGCTCATCACGTACTGGAGGTACGGCACCCCGGCATGGCCGAAGTTCTCCTTCACGGCGGCGGCAAACGCATCGGTCTCCGACTTGCTGGCGAACTCCAGACGCTCGACCCGGTGCGACAAGATGCGCTGGGCTTCGGCCTTGGGGAGTGCCTTGTACAGCGAGATGCGCTCGATCATGTCGGTGTTGCCGGTGGTGCCGAACAGAGTCTTCCACGGCTTGCCCCGCACGCGCTCGACGTTGCCCTTCGGCCCCATGCGGTTGCGTTGCAGGCCACTGGGAAGTTGGTACGCCCAGTCCGACAGGTCTTGCGGCTTGGTGTTGGTCAACTCGTCCATGTAGCAGACGATGTTCTTGTACACCTCGGCACGGTTCATCTTGGAGTTGAACGTGTCCCGCTCCTGCATCATCAACAGGTCGGGGTCACCCCAGATGGACGCACCGGCCAGCATGCCCGTGGTCTTGCCCAGCCCTGACTCTTTGGAGTACATGTGGAAGGCGGCGGCGTTGATCGGCTGGAACTCCATGAGCACCGCACCGAATGACAGGCCGACCATGAACTGGTGCGGCTCCATGCCCGGGCGGTTGTAGAACTGCATGGTCTCCTTCCACCCTGCCATCGTGCCCTTGGGTTGGAAGTAAGGGAACAGGCCGACCGTGGCACCTGACGGTGCGTTGACCTCGACCCGATCCTTGTAGACCATCATGTTGCCCAGCGCGAACGCTGTGCCCGTGTCGTCCAGCCAGCCAAACTGCCGACAGGCTTCTTCAGCCTCGGCTTGGAACTGCAACTCGTTTACCCATCTCATTGTGTACTCCATCAAATCTGTGACGTTCAGAACAGCCACGCCGTGCATGGCGAGGCCCTTGCGAAACTCATCCTTGGAACCCACGGAGGTCAGCGGGAGCGTGAACTCACGCACACCATCCTTGGGTAGATGCAGGCGCATCACCATCGACTCGCCCATCTCGGGGTCTTTGAGGCGACGCACCACGTACAGGTCGTTGAAATACACCAACTTGTCTTTGGACTTCTCCTCATCAACCTCGCCGTCGTCCTTGATGACTTTCTCGCCGCGCTTGAACACGCCGCCTGACTTGCCACGGAAGAATGGGCTCGGGTACTTGGGGATGACGTATTGAATCGGCACCGCATCGGTCACACCGAGCGGCTTTTGCACGACGATGTTGTCTTCCTCGGTGGCCTCCTCGACCTCACGGCCAAGGCTTATGGGTGACTTGATCTTGCCCCAGTGCTGGCACTCGGTGCAGACCCCGGGCTTGTACTCGTTGAACCGTTCACACAGGTACGGGCCTTTGATCAGGCTGGCCTTGTGTTCTGTGGTATCGTGCGAGTACTCGGGGTGCCGCTCGGAAATGCGGTGGATGGCCTTGCCGCCATCAGAACAGAACTTCGCAATCGACAGACCCGCACGCCATAGCGGTTCGGTCAGGTTCTCCTGATCCTTGACGATCCCAGCCAGTTGGGCGCATCCCTTACCGGCGACCGTCTTCATCATGATGGTCTTGAACTTGCTGACGATGCTCCCTGACAGAGCCTGCATCAGCGCATCGGTTTCACGTGGAACGTACTTCCTTGGGGCCTCCAAGAAGTTGCCAACGTCCTCGCCCAGCAGGTCAGAGAACGCTTGGAAGTCCACAGCGTCGCCGAGTTCACCGACCACCTTGACTTCGATAGGTGGGTCACCCTTGTGGTTGTGCGTGCCCGGTATGCGTAGCACCCGGGCGGCATCAGCCGTTACTACGGGATCAGCGTGGAGCCCGTTGCGTTTGCATAGCGCCTTGAGCCGTTCGGCTACCGGGTGCCATGTTTCACGTGAAACCGAAGCACTGAGTCTCCAGTACACATGCACGCCGCGCCCTGAGTTGATCAGGGTCGGGCGAGGTAGTTTGACCTGCTTGCAGAACGAGCGCAGTGCAGTCAGCGCATCGGTCTGTGTCGCGTAGTCCTTTGTCGGCCCACAATCGAGGTCGAGGAAAAATGCCTTGAGTTGTTTTACGTTGTTGGCTACCCGAGACCCAGAGTCATCGAATGTGCCAAGTGCAAAGTACGCATCGTATCCTTCACCGTCCAAGTTGTGAGCCGCATGGATGAGCGCGTCAATGGTGGGGTAGAACTTCTGCACCTTGCGACCATCGGAAATCCGATTAGCCCACACACAGTACATACCGTCCTCTCCCAGCACCGCCTCCAAAAATGTTTTTGTGTCCATAGCCGCCGTTCGTTGGTGTGAGAGGGAAAACTGAAAAAGAAGGGGTGGGGAGCGACCCCACCCCGAACTGGACTTCAGTCGTCCCACTCTCCAACGATGTCGGACAGGTCGGCCTTCTCGGTAGCCTCAGCGGGGGTGGCCGTCTTCTTGACCACCTTCTTTGGCTCCTCGACGACTTCGGCGTCCACCTTCTCAGCCTTGGGCTCAGGTTTCGGCTCGGTTTTCAGCACGTTCTTCGCAGCCGGGGCGGGTGCCGGTGCCGACTCCTCACCCTCGGGTTGATCCATCTGGCTCACAGACATGGTGATCGCCTTGGTCGTGTCGGGATGATCACGCAGGGGGAGCACGGTCTTGAGTTCAGACTCGTTGAGGGGGCGCACAGGCTTGAACACCAACTTCATCTGGGCCATGGGGTCAAAGCGCATCTCGGTCACCACGCTGATGACGTGCGTGTTGTGTGCCTTGAGGTAGCGACCGTAGGCTTGCAGGGGCATCTTCTGGCCATCGGCGTCGCCGAAAACAGACGTAGCAGGCAGGTTGACTTGGTACACCTTGTCTTCCACTCCGTTGTCACCAGCCAGCACCACAGCGACACGCTGGGCGAAGCGGCATGCACGGCCTTCACCTTGGGCGGCAGAGCCCTTGATGTTCTGCTTGCAGTCCTTGCAGGCGGCGGCTTGGCGCTGATCGGCAGGCACGCTCTCGTCGGGGCGCTGGGTGTCGCTCGACCAGCAAGTCGGCTTGGACTTCTGGCCCTTGACGTAGGTGCCAGCGTAGAAGGTGCGGGACACGGGCGCGGCGTTGATGATCACCACTTGCATGGCACGTTCTTCAGACACACGCACGGTCTTGCCACCGATGACCTCGGAGAACACGTTGTTCTCAAGGCTGATGCGGCGGTTGCCACCGGAACCGGCAATTTTGTCGGTCAGGTTGTCTTCCAGCCCCTGCAACAGTGCGAGGGCAGATGCGGATTGGTTTCCAAACAGGGTCATTTCGTTCGACATATCGTTTCTCCTTAGATGTCTTTGTCAGGGTTGAGGTCAAGTTCCAACTGCACGGGTGCGTTGGAATCCTCGGGGGTTGGTTCGGTCTTCTCAGGCTCGGGCTTGGGTGCGGAGGTCAGTGCCTCGACCACCTTGGAAACGCTGAATCGGTAGGTGTTGCCCACCTTGATGTACGTTTCCTTCGGGATCAGGCCCTGTCGCACCCATGCACGCACCGTCGAGATCGAGACCGTGAAGTGCTTTGCCAAGTCTTCGATTGGCACAAACGGTTCGGTCATCTCACTTTCTCCTTACGGTAATGGTGTACTCGCTGTCCACGTTCAAGCCCGGGGGCAACAAGTCGGGGTGGGCTTCCAAGAATTGCTTCATGTTGCCCTGATGCAGACGCTTCTCAAGGAGTTCGGGGACGTTGTTCTCGACAACGAACTTGCCCATGGACTCCCAGTCACTCGTCCAGTAGCGTGTTGCCACGCCACGATAGAACAGCCCTTCGCCCGTCCGCACCGACTCGACATTCTGCTCTTTGCAGTAGTCCAGTAATGCGGCCTTGACCTTGGCCATCTGTTCCTTGAGCGCCTTCTCCTCGGCCTCGAAAGCGGCTTTCTTCTCCGAGAGGGTGGCGTTCATCTTGAGGTACACCTTGACCAGTTTTTCGACTGGTACGGCGGGTTTGCTTTCTTCTGTCATCTCGTTTCTCCTGTAGTTGTTGGGAAGTGAAGTATAGTGGCGTTTCCTCCTTTAGTCAAGCAAATCTTTATAGAGATCGACAATCTTTGAGTGAACGTCGATTTTGTTATCGAGTAAGTTGTAAACGTGTCTTTCTACACCAGAGCCCGCAAGTTGGACGACTGTCGATGGGTGGCGTTGGCCGCTCCGGTGCACCCGGGCGTTGGCCTGTGCGTAGGTCTCAAGGCTGGAGGTTGGCCCCCACCAGACCACCGTGTTGGCCGCAGTCAGGGTCACACCATGCGCGGCAGACTGGGGCTGGATCACCAGCACCCTCGGCTCGGGGTCGTTCTGGAACGCCCGGAAGATGTCAGTGCGCTTGCCTGCCGGTACGTCCCCGCTGATCACCTCGTTGGTGTACCCGTCCTCTGACAACTTCTGGGACAGGATGGCGATCACGTGCTTGAACGGCACGAAGATCAGCACCTTCTGGCTGGACTCCTCAATCACCTCGGTGAGCACGCTGTACCGCTTGCTGATGTCGAACTCCAAGGTCTCGCCCGTGTCGGAGTACACCGCACCGCAACTGATCTGGAGCAACTTGGACATGTTCACGGCGGCGTTGACCGATGTGATCTCCTCACCTGCGGCCTGAATCACCATGCGCTTCTTCAGCAGGTCGTAGTACTTCTGCTGTTGCTTGGTCAACTCGACGTTGCGACGCACGTAGGTCATCTCGGGCAGGTCAAGGCACTCGTCCTTGGTGTACCGGATGGCCGGTTGCAGTGCGTTGTACACGGTCTGCGTCGCGTTCTCCTTGGCCCCCCAGCGGTAGTTCGTCAACTTCACCATGACTTGATCACG